TACTTACGGCCCTTCTTAACTGCGCCACCGTATGCTTTCTTAACTACCTTTTTAGGCCCAAGGCATTTATTTTTTGCCTTGCATTCAGCTTTACGATTGCAACCCTTACAGTAAGTCATAGCCATTACTTCTTACCTCCAAGGTGATCCACAACATTACCGCCTGTTGCGTAGTTATGCTGGTACATCTTATTACCTTTACCACGAGCCATGCCACCATCTTTCATGGTAGATGACTTCTCCGGTGCTGTTTCAGATGGATCATTCGCCATTGGCTGATCTTCTGTGTTAGATGGCATTTCATAGCCTGAGCCGGGAATGTTGCGTAACTCAATCAAGGCTCTCATGTACGGATCAGAACCTCTTTTATTATTGCGCATCTGCCGCTCATAAAATGCAATTTTTTCTTTATCAGTCATACCCGGCATTACCTAATTCCTCGTGATGATTTCTGTGTTGGCTTCATGGATGCACCACAGTTAGCTCGCTGTGCCATACCTCCACTACTATATTTAGATACTGAACCACCGCGATTTTTGAGAAGCTTTCCACTCTTACCCGCTTCACTTTCACGGTACTTTTTACGCTCCGCCGGGGACATTGCTGTGATACGCTTATTATGTGCTCGTAACGCCTCTCTTCTAGCATTTACTTTTCTAGCTGTTTCTTTTCTAGCCTCTACACCTGCCTTATCTGCGGCAAGAGCCTTTTCCATTGCCGCTTTTTTCTTCGCTTCAGTAGTTGCTTTATTTTCAGGCTTAGGTGTTGACTTAGGTTTTGACTCAGCTTTTGGTGTTGGCTTGGGTTTTGAATCAGCTTTTGGTTTTGAATCAGCTTTTGGTTTTGAATCAGCTTTTGGTTTTGAATCAGCTTCTACTTTTTTAGCTTTAGCTTTTTCTTTTGCTTTACGCTCAGCATCCAGCTTCTTGACAAATTCATCACGGCGGCCTTCTGGTATAACATCTGAGCCTGCGCCTACCTCATCAGAGGCTAAAAATGCGCCCACACCACTACCTAATTTAGTCAGTGAACTCAAGCGAGAAGCTGTCTTAGATAGCGTATCTCCCGCTTTACCTGTTGCAGTCTTAACCATCTTCTCAACACCCTGCTTAGTAACTTTAGGGCGTCTGTCTTCGGTACGTAGAGAAGACCCTCTAGTAGGCGTTTTTGATTTAACTGTAGGCGTGGTGCGACCCTCAGCGATAACACGACGAATAATCTTCATTCCTCGGTCACCGACTTCTTTACGGTGTTGCTTTACAAAATCATCGACTGCGGCTTGCATCCTCTGATCTGCAATCTTTGCACGATTTTGTTTTACCCAATTTTCGACTGCTTTTTGCAGTTTCTTTTCATCTAACTTTTGTGCGCCACGAGTTGCCATATCTATGCCCTTGGATTTTTCTTTCTCGCAGTCTTCGTGCGAGCAATGGAACGGTTTTTGGATGCTGGCTTGACAGCCAACTTGCTATTGTTTAATGGATTACCAGTTGTGTGATGGACATCTTTCCCATCACCTTTCTTAACCAAGCCAGCCTTTGCCATCTTCCTGCGAGCCATCACACGTGATGATCTAGCTTTACGCTGGGCAGGCTTACTGTGGTAGTTATCATATTCTTTACGGTAGTTACGTTTAGCTACCATTTCTTACAACTCCAGTAACGAGCACTGAACTTATCTGTCGCTGTGTCACAGTTGTGACGAGCACGGAAGGACTTACGTCTCTCAGGATTATCCTTTTTGATCTCCATATTCGGATCACCAAAACGGACTATCTTAATTTCATCGCCTTTCTTAGCAAGTACAGCAAACTTCTTGTTGGCACCGGGAGTACGCTTAGGTTTGTTGAAGCCAGCGAATGTCTCACCACGGTACTTAATTCTACCTGATGGTAATCTTTCTACATCTTTAGTTGTTGCCATCCGTCCAACCTGCTTCTTTCATGTATTCTTCAACTTGTAATAATGACAAAGACCGCCCAAAGCGGTCCTCCAATGCTTCACGCACAAAGAATACATCTGAATGCGGTATATGAACACTGTCTAAAGACGTACCAGTCCTTAAACAATCGTAAACTTTTTCTAGTAGTCCCTCACGGGATCTTTCAAATTTATACATAGTTATATTCGGAAAATTGAAAATGTCAAGGAAATTGACAAATGAGCAGATACAGATTGTATCACTCTGGATGGGATGTACAGATTCTAGCACAGATACTTCATCTATGCAAGGGTTCATTTAAGTGTACATTTAAGTGTTACACTGACAGTGTATTTTACATCTTTTTTTCAGGACTTTGTTGTTTTCTTCTTCTTATCATCACTTTCAGTAATGAGTTATATCCAGAACTAAGAATAAGTCAAGTTAATAATAGCTATGATACTGATAGATACTAACTATACATACCCATGGTTTATCATAGAAAATAGCTATCGTGTGGATAGCCTCATGTACATTGTGGTTTACACTTCAAAATCCACTTCTGTGTATTTCTGTGTATATGTGTACGTGGGTACCGGGGGTGGCTCTCGCCCGCCCCACCAACAAAATGCGCAATATGTGCGGCTAAAACGCGCAAAATGTGCGGATAAAGGGTCAAAAGCGCAATATTTGCGTGCTATCCGTCAACTGATATCTAATCACTTGATAGCCAGAGTGAGACGCAAAAAGTGCGACACGCAAAACGTGCGCGTGTTGCAATGGTGAAGCATCTATACCGCACAATTTGCGTGTCCAGATACTACCTGCAATTTTTGCGTGTCCACATAGTTGGCATGGTTATTGCTACGCGCGTTCCTTTTATACGCGATAGGGACACGCACAATTTGCGTCACGCAATATTTGCGCATGGTAGGTGTAGGATTTTCCTACGCTCTTTGGTGTGGGATTTTCCTACGGGTGTTGACTCTGATTCGCGGTAGTGGTTTAATAATGGCTCGAGTACAAATATCAATTTCAAATAAAGGAATGAAGTTATGAAAAATTTAAACGTAGTTGATCTGACTCCCGCGCATCGTTTCGGTGCTGACTTTGCTGACGATGCAAAGAAAGTTGCTGAAAAAGCTTTTGATGATTTGAAGAGCAAAGAGCGCGATTCAGATATCAAGGGCGCGGCAAAGAACAAAGGGCGCGAGCGTAAAGCAAAGGGCGCGGCAGTTCGCGCGGATGTGTCTAAAGTTGCGCTGACAGTTGAGCAAATCGCGGAGTCATTCGGCAAAGAAAACAAAGCGCGAGCAACTTTGATCAAGCGCAAAGAGCGCGAGATGAAATCGCGTAATGAAAAGAACATCGCGGACTTTGTCGCAATTGGTAAAGCTTTGCGCGGATTCCAGATTCAAGCCGAATATGAAAAAGACGGTAAAACTTTAGTGAACAATTCCACTCTGGAATCGGTTTTAGAATCGTTTGATTTATCGCATTATTCGCGCGGACAAAGACGCGCCTACATTGTGGTTTATCAGCGTGAAACCGAATTGCAAGCTTTGGAAGCATGGCGACAGTCAGTTGCGAAAAAGCGCATCAAGCCGTTGCACGAATTGGACGCTGATTCTATCCGCTCCGCGTTTGATGCATACGACAAAGCGCAAAGCGCGAGCGATTCGGAAAATGAATCGGACAATGATCCAAAAAAGGATACGCTAGACAAAATCGTTAAAAATGCGTTAACCCGCGCGGATAAACTAGGGATTGAAAAAGCCGAACTAATCCGCGCCATTCAATCGGCGCAAATCTAACCCGTAGGATTTTCCTACACTGAATCAAGACCCTGCTCCGGCAGGGTTTTTTTATGCCCAAATTTTTTTTTTCGGGCTACTATCAACGTGCCTACGTGCCTGCGTTTTGGTGCGTGCCTTTGGCGTGGGATTTTCCTACGCCGTTTAATTGGGAGAAATTATGAATTTGTTATGTTCTGAATGGGTGTCTGTTCATCTCGCGCAGAAGCGCAATCACAATCGTGATATGACAGGCAAGTACAACAATCCGAAACTCAATCGTGCGCGTCATCGTTCGCAGTATCGTGCGCATCTGAAATCGTTGCAGAGTAGTGGGATTGTTTTGTGGTGAAGTCTCTCGGTCACTTGACACAGAGTCAAATATGTGAGACTATATAGTCATGGGGCAAATGCCCCTTTTTTATTGGAGGTGTAGGATTTTCCTACGGGGAGCAACAAATGAAATTGCTAGATACACAGGGATCTAATCCCAAAGCTAAGAAGTCAGCTAACTATGATTTCTACGGACAGCCTGTACGCTATGCGACACTGTCAATGATGCCCAATGACAAGCTGTGCCCTATGCGCCACAAAGCTGGGTGCGCTGATCCTTGTCTTGTGACATCTGGTATGGGTGGCGTGTATCCATCTGTCAATGCTTCACGGCAAGCTAAGACTGATTGGTTCATGTCTGATCGTGCAGGTTTCTTGGAGCAACTCAAACGTGAGATGCATAACTTCATCAAGACTTGTACTAAGCAGGGCAAGTTACCCGTATTCCGTTTGAATACGATCAGTGACATTCCTTGGGAGCGTCATCTTGATATGACGTATGAGTTCCGCAATGCGGTGTTCTTGGACTACACCAAGATTGCGTCTCGCTTAGGTACTGTGCCTAACAACTACCATTTGATCTTTAGTTACAGTGCCAAGATTGAGTACACAAAACAGGTTGGTGTTGCGCTGAGATCAAACGCACCAATGTCTGTGGTGTTCCGTGGCAAGTTCCCTAAGTTCTTTATGGGCAAGCCTGTGATTGATGGTGATGCTTCCGATATTGTCAATGCACAGAAGCATGGCTATGTCGTGGGATTGAAGGCCAAGGGTAAAGCTCGCAATGACAGGGACAATCCTTTCATTGTGAACACCGATAACTTAATAGCAGTAGCGTAGGATTTTCCTACGCATTACCAATGGAGAAATGAACATGAAGAAATTTATTATTTGGGAAGATGCTTCAGTAGTGAACAAGTATGTTGTCGAAGCTGAAACGGAAGAACGTGCCAGAGAAATGGTAACTGAAGGTGAAGTCGCGCCAGATGAGCAAGACTTTAAAGAATTTGAAATTGTAGAAGTGTTGGAGAAATGAACTATGAAAGATGATATGAAACAAGCTCTGTGGGCTACACTCATGACGATAGATAAAATCTATGAGATATCGCGTGAGATCAGTGACCACAATTATCAGGACAGCACAACGATTGATCTGTGCCGTGACATTGAGATTGAGATCCAAGATATTTACAAAGTGATCTTGAAAGAAGAAGCTCCCGCATTTCATAGGGAGTATGTAGAGGCGAAAGCCCAAGCAATAGCAGAGGAAATGCACCCATGAAAAATTGGAAATATGAAGTGTACCAAGTGCCATTCAGTGTGATGGAATCTTTGTCTGACGAAGGCAAGCCAACTCCATTCCTGTACTGGGGTAAAGATAAATCAGACAGTGTGTATGAGTTCTCAAAAGAGACTGCACGCGATCTGTTCTCTCGTCATGGCTATCGTGTCGTGGCACGCTTTGATGTAACGCAGTTGGAAGATATCTATGATCTATCCAACAATCCGTACATTGATGATGCTGATCGCGAGAAGCGCATTGATCGCATCGAGCGTATGCACTCAGTCAGTGTCGGTGACATAATACTTGACACTGAGTCAAATGAGTATTACATTGTAGCTCCATTCGGATTTGATGAGCTTGGCAAATTGAGGAGAGCATTATGATTACTGAATACAGAATGGCTGAGATGATTGTTAGTGACTACGCACTTGAGAATGGTTGGGTGTTTGGTCATGATCCTAAGTCTGTCGATTTATACACTGCACTCGTAAACATGAGTGACATGGAAGATCGTGATGAGTTGCCTAGTGAAGTGCGCCCTGCCTATCGTGTGGTGATGCATTCATTCGGCAAGTTGTTTGAACTAGCTTAACTAACATAAGGAAATAAACTATGAAAAGAGTAGATCTATTGAAGATGCAGTTGATGAACAGTCGTGGACGTTTCTTCACTGCAAAGTGGAAGGGTCGTGTCGGTGACATGATCAAAGCAAACTTCAAAGTGACTGCGATTGAAGGTCTTGATGACAGTTCAATCACCTGTCGTATCTTTGTCCCTGCATACAAGCGTCACTATGTGATGACGTTCTTTGTCGATGCAAAGGGTGACTGCACTTACATTGCAAGTGACAAGTCAAAGTTTGAGATGTCTGGACAGCAGGCATTTCGTTTTTAACTGAGGGTGTAGGATTTTCCTACACTCCATTCTAAATAAAGGAGAGTAGTTATGAGTAAACATATTCGTGTGAAGGTAACGTGTGAGATTGAGTTCGACTTGATGGATCTCGATGAGAATGTAGCGTATGAGATTCGTGAGGCTGAAGGGCTTGATGAGTTTGATGCGATTGAAGATGAGCATATCATCCGATACGTTGAGGCTCAGGATGTGTATGAGATGAATGATCAGTTCGGCATTGTCGATGCTGACATTCAGGAGGTTATCGTAGAATGAATACAGTTGACATGACTCCAACGTGGAGTACAGCGATGGACATTATCATCATGATGTTTGAGAGTGGTGATGATGTTGGTAAGGATCTTGCTAAGCAAGAGTTGCGTGACATCGGTAAGATGTTGGATGAAATCAAGGGGAGCAAAGATGACAATTGAAGAAGTGTTTAATGTATTAGCAGAAGTTGATATTGACGCTGAACTAATTGAAGTTTTTCATGAGAGCGGAGACATCTGGGTAAGAATATCCAACGTGGAAATAGAGGAGAGCGATGATGCCTAAGTATTTTGTTGGTGCAACAGTCACCAAGTATTACAGCGCAGAAGTTGAGGCTGATAATGAGGTTGAAGCTAATCATAAGTTTTGGAGTTTAAATTATGATCCTGACAGAGGTGTCGTGGAACATGATGAAGAAATTGAAGAAGAGATATACACAAACTTTGAGGTAAAAGACAATGCCTAAGTACACAGCACAAATCCATTACAAGGATGACGATGACTTCTGGTCTGAGCGCATGACTATCTCACCCATCTTCACTGGTGTGACTAAGATCAGTGACTGGGTGCGTAAGACTGTCGATGACAAAGACAACATTCGTGAGGTCTGTGTCATGCAGTTACATCGTGGCGGTAAGACTCAGATTCATGGGTACTATGAATGGAAGTCTAATCGTTTGTGGTTGGACACTAGCAAGCCTGCATTTTTGCACAATGCTTTCTATGGTCTTGATTGATCATGGTTGAATCAGCAATCATGATCGGTGTCATCATCTCAATGTATCTTGTATTGCGTGCAATCAAGTGGGTTGTTGACATCATATTTTAAGTAAATTATTATCACTAAACATTAAATCAAATGGAGAATACAAATGAGCATTTATCAAAACTTTGACCATGTCCCTGCACTTCCTGCTGAGCTTAACTTTGAGCCAGTGCGTGAGCAGGTAGTTCGTACTGGCCGTGACGGTATCGTCCGCTCAGTTCCAGATTCATTCTGGGTAATCAACCCACTGACTGACAGTGTGATGGCTACAACTAGGAAGCGTCATAGATCCCCAAACTTTAATGTGTCTTGGGATTCTTTCACTGATGGTCTGATTGCATCTGGCATTGACCTGTCACAGTTGAAGGTTAAGTTCAATGTGGCACATAACTCAGCCGCTTACAGTGCTGACATCTTGTTCCCTAAGTACGACTATGAACGCATTGTCGGTGAGCCTACTCAGATGAAAATGCGTATCATCGACTCGCATGACAGCACATTCCGCAGGGTAATGCGTGCGTACATTGAGCGACTCGCTTGCACTAACGGTATGGTCACTGTCGGTGAGCGTTTGGAATTCAAATCATTCCATACCATTCACAGTGATCCTGAGAAGATTGGTGCAGTTGCGTCACAGTATCCAGTTCGCTTGGAGAATGAGGCGCACCTCTACAAGATCATGATGCGCACTAAACTGGACAAGGATACTGCGATCCAGTTCTGCCGTGACTACGTTGCATCGTATCGTTCAACGACTGGTATCAAGATCAATGAGAAATCAGTTGAGGAGTTCGCTCGCATCTGGAATCAGTATTCAGCATTGGGTGATACAGGCTACCGTCTGTACAACACGCTGACTCACATCGGCACACACGTTAGTGGCCGTGAAGGTACTGACCTAGCACGCAAGCAGGTACGCATTGAAGACAAAGTGTCTGACATCGTACAGACTCCTAAGTTCCGTGAGCTAGTTGGACTCGCGGCATAACATAGGATCTACCTAGGTAGCAGGGCAGTGTAGTAGGTAGGTATTACCTGACCCTGTTTACCCACATAGATCCTATTCAAATCAACCTTTATGGAGACATTTATCATGACTGAATATTACACTGACGATGAGATCGTAGAACGCATTAAGAATGTTGGTAACGGGAAAGACTCGTATGAATGGCTTGCTAATTTAGTACAGCAACGCTTTATGCAGAAGGATCAGCGCAACGAGCATATGAGCAAGCGTCTCAATGAGGCGGCATGCATCATCGGTCACAACACAATCTCGGAGTCCATGATGTATGAGTGATCTACAGGAGATGGCTGAAGAACGTAAGCGCAGTGATGTTAGCTTGATGAACTTCATGCAGAACAACAGGGTGTCTGTTGTCTACATTGGTGAGACACGCAGATGGAGAGCCAAGTCTACTGATTCATTGCAGGAAGGTATGGGAACTAACATTCGCTCTGCCATCATTGATCTTGAAAGGAGAATGAAATATGAGCGAAGTTAACGGGACAATGATTAAGCATCTCGTTGATTCGTATCTCAAGTCCCGTGACTTTGATCGTCTGACAGCATCCCAAGACCAGTATCGTTACTGGTTGCGGGTGCTACTTGAGACTGAGTATGAGGGTGAGACAGTCGGCCAACTTAAATACAAGAAGCTAACTGCCCCAGAGGCACAGGTTATCTACGATACAATCTCAGATCGTGGTATTACTTTTGCTAATAGAATCAATGCAGTAGCGCGTAAAGTTTATAACTATGGCATGAAGTATGGACACATTGAGAAGAACCCATGGTCAATGATTCAGACCTTGACGCCTGCACCACGCAAAGTGATGTGGCAACCTGATGATGTGAAGACATTTCTTGAGATTGCATACAGTCACTTCAAGACCCGTGGCATTGGGTTGATTGTTCACATGGCGTATGAATGGGCGCAACGCATTGGTGATATGCGTCTACTCACATGGGATGCCATAGACTTTGAGAATCAAGTGCTACATCTTGAGCAGTCGAAGCGCAGGGCTGTTGTACATCTACCTATCTCAAACGACTTGATGGATGTACTGCGCCAACAGAATGGAGCATTTGACTGGCAACCCTATGTTGCACCTAACGTCAACGCTAAGACTGACAGTGGCTATGCACCCTATGGACTGGAGGTAGTATCTCGTGTCGCAAAGAAGATTATCATTGAGGCTGGTCTTAACCCAGAGCTACGACTGGCAGACCTTAGACGCACAGCGACTACGGAAATGGTTGAAGCAGGCGTGGGTATTGCCCAGATCATGCAGGTCACAGGACACCAGTCACCACAGTCAGTCACACCCTACATGAAGAACACCTTGACAGGTGCGACAAATGCGCTTACACTCCGTTCTGCACACACGGCAGGTGTACATACTGAATGAGGTTATCGCTATGAATAGGATCAATGACTTTATTGATGGTTTAGATTTAGGTGTAGGATTTTCCTACAGGTGTAATTGCCCTCAGTGTGGGGGCAAGAATACGTTCACAGTAACTAACGATAATGGTAATGTTTTGTATAACTGCTACAAAAATAGTTGTCGGGTTGCTGGTGCAATACATCGCAACATGGATGCATTTACAATTAAGGCTAAACTTATGCAACAATCCTCTGAATATACCGCTGACACTTACGAGGAAGCTCTACAAGAGACTTTCAAACAATCGCCATACCTGACACGCATGAAGCCTAACAGTGACGCTGTGAGAGAGTTTTTGACTAAGTGGAATCTCAACCCAGATGATGTGCTGTATGACATTCGACAGGACAGAGTAGTGTTCCCTGTGTACACTCGCACTGGAAACTTAGTCGATGCAGTAGGCAGATCCATATTCAACAGACAACCCAAGTGGCTACGCTATGCGTCATCACCTGTGCCATACACACACGGTAAGGGCAGGACTGTTGTCATCGTTGAAGATGCGATCAGTGCCTACACTATCGGTGAGATTGTTGGTCACAAGGCAACTGGCCTAGCATTATTAGGTACACAATTGACTGACTTCCATAAGTGGTACATCGGCAATTACTTTGAGAATGCAATCGTATCTTTAGATCCAGATGCTCGTGACAAGACTTTGTCTATGACGAAAGATCTTCGTAGCTTAATGAATACAACTGCATTGAATACTGAAGATGACTTGAAGTATGCTAATGCAAATGACATGAAACAATTGGAGGCGTTACTATGAAAGTAGATTGGTCTAATTTTATCAGCCCACGTGAGCGTGCTCAGTTAGAGAAAGAGCGCAATGCTCCATCACCGTATCAGTCTTACACCTACGCTGATTGGAAGAAGCTTGCACCTTCTGATAAGAAGTTGCCTAAGCCGCAGAGTCAGTTTGAACGTGACTATGACAGGATGCCTGCCGGTGTTAAACCTTTTATCACTGGCCTTTGGAAGCTAGAAGAGGAGTTAAGCAATGAGTAAAGTACCTTACATCGAGAGAAGCTATGGTGACAGTGGCTTGACAGGTGAGTGCGCTTACCTGTGGGCATTGTTCCTAGCCAATGAAGCTGACATGGCAGACGATACCTTTGAGTATTCCAAATGGAAGTCACTGGCTGAACAGCTAACACCTTCAGAAGGTAAGCCCATGCCCGCCACTGTTCATTGTGCTGATCTTGAAGATGCCATGCAAAAATACAATGGTCGTGAGTATGTGTACCCCGGTAGTGATCCACAGGAATGAGCAAGATCATTGGGTTCTGGGTGAACAGCTACAGGAGTGATCGCAAAGCATTCTGGCTTGAACTGGTAGGCTTCCTGTTCACAGTAGCGGCAAGCATGTACCTAGCAATCAATGCCAACGCACCTGATATGAGAGTGGTGTACCCAGTTTCGTTTGTGGGTGTCATCGCACAGGTGTATGCTAGCTACCGTAGAGGTGCGGCATGGGTCTTGTTATTGACATCGTACTTCGTGTGCATTAACGTGTTCGGCTTTGGCCGTGCAATGGGCTGGTATTAAAGGAGAGTGTAATGAACCTAATTGATTTCTTGAGTGAGATTGAAGTTGATGAACACAATTTGCGAGATACACTGAGTGATTTGTCAGACAGCATACTCGTTGCTGAGTTACGCAAGTATCGTCAGAATAGAATAGATGAATACCTGTCAGTAAAGGATGGTGTATCTATAAACGCATATGTAGTAGGTGATCTTGAACAAGATGCATTTGAGATTAGCAGACGCATTGAAGCGATTGATATGATCTTAGATGAATACACTGTAGACCATGAGCCATTCGACTTTGAATCAGTTGAGTGGTGGGATGATAAGGAGGGACTCAATGAGTAAGCACTGGCGCGACTCAATGAATGAACGCAATCAGGACTGGATCAACAGTCGTGAGAAGCCAAAAGAAATTGTAACTAAAGTCTCCAATCAAAAGTATCGTGATGGGTGGGACAGAATCTTTGGAGATAAGAATGGAACTGGCACTACTAAAGAGCCTACTAAATAAAGAATTCTACGACGAGTTCAAAGGTGATAAATGCCCACACAAATTATTCAGTAAGGATCTGAGTAAGATCAAAACACTGATTGACTCGGCTATGGATAAGTATCGCCGTGACCTCACAGTCAATGAGATAGAGGGACTGTTCTTTGCTTCTGATCCCTCACTAACCACTGCACAGATAGATGTCTTCAAAGGTGTGTTCGCCAAAATGCGGCATGAATCCTCCATCGGCAAAGATGTAGCCAGTGATATTTTATCTAAACTTTTTCAGCAGTACCTTGGCGAGGAAGTTGCGAACATTGGCTTTAACTTAGTCAATGGTACGCAGACATCCATGGAGCCACTACGCAGGCTCGTGAGTAACTACCGTGATGATTTCCTACCCGACTTAAACATTGAGTGGGATGACTTGGAGATTGAGACATTGCTTGAGAAGAATGATCTAGAGACACGTTGGCATTTCAACTTACCTACACTCGCACAGCACGTTGAGGGTGTGAATGCAGGACACTTGATCGTGGGTGGTGCTCGTCCCAACACAGGTAAAACATCTTTCCATGCGTCACTCATCGCTGGCCCTAATGGTTTTGCACAGCAGGGTGCTAACTGTGTGATCCTCTGTAATGAAGAAGCTACCCATCGGGTTGGAGCACGTTACCTGACAGCCGCTAGTGGCATGACAATGCGGGAGATACGTGACAATCCACGTGAGGCACATCACCGCTGGTCTAAGTTAAAGAGTAACATCCACATCAAGGATGCTACTGGGCAGTCCATGCATTGGGTTGAGTTAGTATGCAAGACGTATAACCCTGACATCGTGGTGTTAGACATGGGTGATAAGTTTGCACCTGATCAATCTCATGAGGGATTGAAGCTGTGTGCTATCCATGCGAGACAGATAGCCAAGGAGTATGGCTGTGCAATCTTCTACATGTCACAGCTAAGTGCTGAGGCTGAGGGACGTACCAATCTTAATCAGTCGATGATGGAAGGTAGTAAGACTGGCAAGGCTAGTGAGGCTGACCTGATGCTGTTGATTGCGAAAGATCCTCCAGTCGAAGGTGTTGAAGATGATGGGTACACTCGTCACATTAACGTAGCTAAGAATAAGTTGAGTGGGTGGCATGGACGTATCACCTGTAACTTAAACTACTACATCGGACGGTATGAAGTGTGAGCCATGATCAACTGGAGATGTTTGACAAGTTCTTTGCATATGATGGTGAAGATGCCATCGTGTGTAAGAAGTGTGGTGTTGCCCAACCTCCAGAGAACTTTCAACACATGGAGTCTGGTGAGATCAAACGTAAGTGCAAGTCCTGCCAGAAAAAACATAGCCAAGTTGTGTCTAGGTTACGCAAGGAGGTGCCTGATCCTCCTGACGATTATCAATGCCCAATCTGTTTGCAGACATTGCAGGAGATTGGTAAGCATGGTCAGGCAAAATTACAGAAATGGGTGTTGGATCATTGTCACGACACAGACACATTCAGGGGTTGGATTTGCTTTAACTGCAACTCTGGACTAGGATCTCTCAATGATGACATTGAAACAACGAAACGTGCAGTTAGATATTTAGAGGCACATCAGAATGAAATTAGTTCTTGACGTAGAGAACACCGTCACAAAGATTGATGGAAAACTACATTTAGACCCATTTACACCCACAAATTCCCTTGTCATGGTTGGTGTTTATCCTGAAGGTGGGGAGCCAAAGCACTACACATTTGATCACGTAGATTATGATTGCAAGTATGAGTACAGGAAACGTGACTGCGATGAGATACAGGCACTACTTGATCAGACCACATTGTTAATTGCACACAATGCACCACACGACTTGATGTGGATGTGGGAAAGTGGATTCAAATATGACGGTGCTGTGTGGGACACAATGCTTGCTGAGTATGTACTACAACGTGCGCAGAAAGAACCATTGTCGTTGGAAGCTGTTGCTGAACGCAGGGACTTACCTGTGAAGAAGCAGGATACCCTGAAGAACTACATGAAGCAGGGTGTACCCATCAATGAGATTCCATATGAAGAGCTAAAAGAATATCTTTACGCTGACTTAGAGACGACAATGGCGCTGTACTATGATCAGTCCCATGACTTCAGGGAAGATGAGAATCGTGGTTTGATGCCTACTGTCGATCTCACAATGGAGACATGCGTGCTACTCGCAAAGATCTACCGCAATGGATTCACTGTAGATACAGAAGCATTGGAAGATGTGCGTGTCGAATTTGAGACAGAGAAATTATCACTTATTCGTGATTTAAATGAGGCAATAACATCACTTATGGGTGATACTCCGATTAATCTGAATTCACCTGAGCAATTGTCTTGGGTCATCTACTCACGCAAGCCGAAGAACAAAACGCAATGGGCAAACGAAGTTGATCCGTATATGAGTCCTACTGACTTTAAACGATTCATTAATGAGTCAAGTACACCTGTTAGACGTACAAAGGCAGTCAAGTGTTCTGAGTGCAGGGGTAACGGTACGTTCTACAAGAAAAAGAAAGATGGATCTAACTTTAAGAATGCAAGCAAGTGTCCAACATGCGCTGGCAATGGGTACGTGCTGACTGAGTTACCTAAACTTGCAGGTCTGAAGTTCACTCCCCCTACTGTTGGATGGCACAGTGCTAACGGGTTCAGCACAAGTAAATCTAATTTAGAATATCTGGAGCGTGTTGCCCGATCAAAGGAGATGCATGAGGCAGTAGATTTTTTATCTAAAATTCGCAGACTCAGTGCTGTTGATACTTACTTAAATAGTTTTGTCGATGGCATCAGATCTTTTGTCAAGCCTGATGGAAAGCTACACGTTCGACTAACACAGCACATGACTTCTACAGGTAGGTTCTCAGGACGAGATCCAAACATGCAGAACATGCCACGTGGCGGTACATTTCCTGTAAAACGGGTATTCAAGTCCCGATTTGCAGGAGGTAAGATCATGGAGGCTGACTTTGCTCAGCTTGAGTTTCGTGTGGCGGCATTCTTGTCACAAGATAAAGTAGCAATGAAAGAGATTGAGGAGGGATTTGATGTCCATGCGTACACCGCAAAAGTCATTTCGGAAGCGGGTCAGGCAACTACTAGGCAGGAGGCGAAGGCACACACATTCGCTCCACTCTATGGAGCAACAGGATTCGGAAGAAGTCCCTCAGAAGCAGAATACTACGAACACTTCACAGACAAATACAAAGGAATAGCGAAGTGGCATCGCAACTTAGCGACTGAAGTGCTGACGTTCAAGAAGATTACCACACCTAGTGGTAGGCAATTTTCATTCCCTGATGTGAAGCGTAGAAAGAATGGCACGATTACTAACTTCACTGCTGTGAAGAACTATCCTGTACAATCTTTTGCGACGGCTGACATTGTCCCTGCTGTACTTCTTGAGATTGATGACAGGATGCGCAACCTAAAGTCGTGTATTGTGAACAGCGTTCATGACTCAATCGTCATAGACATTCATCCTGATGAAGTGGGGTTGGTACTATCAACTATTGACGAGATCAACAATTCACTGTATTCTATAATATTAGAAAGATTTGATATAGAGTTCAATGTACCCCTTTTACTTGAACCCAAAATTGGTGTAAACTGGCTTGACCAAAAGGAGGTCAAATATGACAACTGAAGTATCACCTATTAATACAGCTAACTTTGCTGACATGGCTCACGCTATGGGCATGGGTGCTGACATGAGCAGTGGCTCATCTAAATCATCCACACTTCCACGCCTACGCATCTGGAACTCTGCTGTCATGGGACAGGTAGAGGTCAATGGCAAGAAGAAGAACATGGAGGTTGTGCCTGAAGGTACATTCCGTCTTCAAATGCCTGACGAGTCGTTCGTGTATGCTGAACAGGCCAATGTTCGCATCTTTGTACAACGCTTTATGAATAAGCGGTTTGACGACAAAAACAATATGTACGTCAAAACAATCATGGGCGAAGATCTTAATAGCGATCTTAAAGATAACGCTGGCACATTCAATTGTGGTAAGCCTGCTGGGTACATCCCTAACTACAGCGACTACTCAAAGGAGCAACAGGCTTTCTTTAAAACAATCAAGCGCACTCGCGTCATCCTTGGTGAAGTCGAGTTAGTCAATCCTGTTGATGCTGAAGGCAACGAAGTTGAAGTTGGCCGTCAGCCATTCATCTGGGAAGTTGACAACGGTGAAGCATTCAAGGCGATGGGTGAGCCATTCGCTCAGCTAGGCCGACAGAAGCGTTTGCCAGTCCAACACTGGATTAAGTGTACGACTACTACAGGTCAGTACAGTGGCAACGTCACCTACTACGTACCAGTGCCATCACTGGATCTTTCATCTACAATTGATCTTGAAGAAGCGGATCAGAAAAGATTCCAAGACTTCATTGATTGGATTGGTAACTACAATCAATACATTCTAAATGCCTACAACGAAAAGGCTGGTAACTCCATCTCCGATGATGATGCCTCCCTCGTTGAGGAATTTGTAGATATTGATGGGGAGTGATTGTGAATCATTCCGCTGAAATAAAGATTCACAGATACCTTGAGGATGTGCGTAAGAGCAAGCGTGGTATGTCTCCTGACACAATTGCTCGCATCGTCAAGGATGTGAAGGAAGCTGTTGAGAAACAGTTCAACCAGAGTGAACGGAAGTTCACATTGCGTATGTCGAACATTGGCAGACCTTACTGTCAGCTATGGTACGACAAGAATGCACCAGAGGAAGGTGTAGAACCATCTGCCAACTTCCTGATGAACATGATGATTGGTGACATCGTGGAAGCTGTCTTCAAAGGAGTGTTGACAGAGGCAGGGGTTGATTTCAGCGATGGATTCAAATCTACACTCAATCTCGGTAAACATAAGATTGATGGTACGCATGACTTGATCATGGATAAACGTGTCGATGACATCAAGTCTGCGTCACCTTGGTCTTACAAAAACAAGTTCAAGGATTACTACACACTTCGTGATCATGATTCCTTCGGGTATGTTGGTCAGCTAGCAGGTTACTCACAATCGCTTGGTGTAGACATCGGTGGTTGGTGGGTAATCAATAAGGCAACAGGTGAATTCAAGTATGTGTCTGCATGGGACATGGCTGTCGAAAAGCAGGACATCTTGGATGACATCAAAGAGAAAGCAGACAAGCTTGAGTCTAATCAGTTTGAGCGTTGCTTTGAACCTGTTGAAGAGACATATCGTAAGAAGCCAACTGGCAACAAGGTGTTAGCTGAAGAGTGCGGTTGGTGTAAGTATAGGTACAAGTGTTGGCCCTCAATTCAAGAGCTACCCTCGCTTGCATCACAGGCTAAGGAAAAGCCTATCGTTGCATACATTGAGATAGCTAATGAAACTGAAGAGTCAACTAAGAAGAAACGCACTTAAACACGGCTATCGTTCTGGGCTAGAGCATGTAGTTCTTAATTCTCTTACAGATAGGAACTGCACTGCCCAATACGAGTGTATGAAAATTGAGTGGGAAGATCTATCGTATAGAAAATATACACCAGACTTTCTTTTACCCAATGGAATAATCATAGAAACAAAAGGTAGGTTCACACCTGCTGATCGTATGAAACATTTGGCTATACAAAAGCAACATCCTAATTTAGATATACGATTTGTATTTAGTAACAGTAACTCTAAATTACGTAAGGGTGCCAAGACTACTTATGCAGATTGGTGTGTGAAGAATGGGTTTCTGTATGCGGACAAGGATGTCCCACAGGAATGGATTGACGAAAAGAAAAAACCTGCTAAAGTGTTTCCACAAGAACTAATTAAATTTCCTTACAAGAAAATACAGAGGTAGTTATGACTGAGCAGACAAGCAAAAACAATTCAACATTTGCAGTTGCAGTTGAACCGGAGTTTGATGATAACAACAAGTGGACTGGTGTTGTCTCAGCCCACATTGAAGAAGCTGTTGAAGACGATCTTGATGAAAATGAGTTGGTTCAAGTTCGTAGCGTTTTAGGTATGCTTGCATCTTGCCTTGAGCTTATGGAACGTGATGAAGATTTCTTAAATTACGTCAGAACATTTTTCATTGAAACCCAGCAAGACATGATTGAAGGTTTCTTGGAGGAATTTGATGAAGCACAAAAGCCCTCATTCACACGAAGTGAAGATGGCAAAGTTATTTCGTTAAACTTTCACACTAAAACATATGGGAATGCGTGATGGGTTTTAAAGATATCCGTAATGAGTTGACACCAGAAGTCAACGCAATGCTTGAAGACATGGTAGAATTTGATGAGATCAATAAGCCTATGCATTACAACACAGGCAAGTACGAAACATTTGATATCATTGTCGATGTAATGGGAGACTACGACACAATACCCTACTGTCGTGGCAATGTGCTGAAGTATATGTTGCATAGAATGTGGAACAAGGGTGATCCACTAGCCAATGTCGGAAAGGCAACATGGTACTTAGACAAACAGACTGGCTTAATGCGCAAAACTGAAGGAGTGAACTGGTAATGTCTAGGGAAATAGATGTCAAGGTTGACATTGAACTGTTTATAGATATAACTGAAGTTTCGCCCGAACATAGGAATCAAGATGGAATCACAGAAATCATCGAGGATGTGCTCGATGCGTGTGTGTATGACATTCCGGGTTCGACTCTCAAAAGAATCGGGATTGAGATTGAAGGACTTGATTAATGAAATACTTAGGCATCAACATAGATCTTGACAGAGACAGTGAGCTAACTGAACAAGCGACTGTTCTCCTCAAAGATTACTACATGCTGGAAGACGAAACATCGCCACAGCAGGCATTTGCACGTGCCGCTGTCGCATATTGTGAGGGTGACTATGCTTTTGCTCAACGGATTTATGACTATGCTAGCAAGTGTTGGTTTATGTTTGCATCTCCGGTCTTGTCTAATGCACCCAGAGACGGAGAAGACATCAAGGGTCTTCCTATCAGTTGTTTTCTCACTTATGTTGGTGACAATCTGGAGTCCCTTATTGATCACAATGCTGAAGTTGCATGGCTATCTGTCAAAGGAGGTGGAGTCGGTGGTCACTGGTCTGATGTACGCCCTGTAAGCGACAAGGCACCGGGAGTGATTCCATTCTTAAAGGTTGTTGACTCACAGATGACAGCCTACAAACAAGGCAAGACCCGCAAGGGATCTTATGCCGCATACCTTGATGTATCGCATCCAGAGATCATTGAGTTCGTAAACTTTAAAGTCCCTACTGGAGGGGATATAAACCGTAAGTGTTTGAATTTATTCAACGCAGTTAACATTACAGATGCTTTTATGGAGGCAGTAAAAAATGGAGAAATCTGGGAACTTAGATGTCCACACACAGGAGCTATCCGAAGTACAATCCAAGCTAGAGAATTGTGGCAAAGAATACTTGAAGCTCGCTTCAGAACTGGTTCGCCTTACCTCAACTTTATCGACACAGCCAACCGCGCATTACCAGACGCTCAAAAAGCTCTTGGACTTGCAATTAGAGGGAGTAACTTATGTAACGAGATACATCTCGCGACAAGTGAAGACAGAACAGCCGTCTGTTGCCTCTCAAGTGTCAACATTGAGCGATACGATGAATGGCGAGATACAGAAATGGTACAAGACATGGTCCGACTCTTGGACAACGTCCTTAAATTCTTTATCAGAAATGCGCCAGAAGAGCTAGAGAAAGCTAAGTTCAGTGCATACATGGAACGGTCCATCGGCTTAGGTGCGATGGGCTTCCATGGCTACTTACAGAACAAGGGCATTGCATGGGAATCTTGGCAGGCGGCTAGTGAGAACTACCAGATCTTTAAGAAGATCAAAGAAGATGCATTGGAGTCTACACATGAACTCGCTAAAGAAAGAGGTGAAGCACCGGATATGGCAGGCACAGGGCGGCGTAATGCTCATCTACTTGCGATTGCTCCGAATGCTAACTCGTCTATCATATGTGGGTGCTCAGCGTCTATTGAGCCTATCAAGTCGAATGCATACACGCACAGAACACGTGCAGGTGCGCATCTGGTTAAGAACAAAGCGTTAGAAAAGGTTCTGGAGGAACACGGTGAAAATACCGAAGTTACATGGAAAACAATTATATCAAGCGAAGGCTCTGTCCAGCATTTGGACTTCCTCAGTGACCATGAAAAGAGCGTATTCAAAACAGCCTTTGAACTGGACCAAGCGTGGGTTGTTGAACATGCGGCTAAAAGGCAGGAGTTTATTTGTCAGGGACAATCAGTAAATCTATTCTTCCCTGCTGGCTCACCTAAGCCATATGTCAATTCTGTCCACATCAAGGCGTGGAAGGATGGCCTCAAAGGATTGTATTACTTACGTACCAATGCCGGTGTGAGTGCTGACAAAGTCGGTGCGTCAGTTGAACGCAACGCATTAAAAGATTTCACCTCTGACAGTGAAGGAGAAGAGTGTATCTCCTGTCAGGGATAACAGAGTTCGGTGATTGCAACACCGATAGGAACGTGACCGAATATCTCTCGCTGATGGGGGATAAGGTAGGCTCAAAGGGATAGCGTCCATACCCTTAGCAGGGTTGCGAGTTGTAGGAGGTCCATTCGGAAAGGTACATCAGATAGTACCTCCTTGGGGGTTACCCGATTCCCCCCGTTCCGCCTTTTTAGGTTATATCATGGCAAGAAA